GCGTCCGCAAGGCTTCCCGGTCTTGATGTCGACCCACTTCTCCGCGAACCAGCGGTCGAGGCCTCCCTTGGTCTTGGCCATCAGTCTCGCCCCCCGACCTTGGCGGAGACCTTCTTGTACTTTCCGCCACGCCGCTTGTACTCCTGCACAATCCAGCCGTTGGCGTAGGCACTTGGGTAGACCTTGAACTTCTTCTTCGCAGCCGCCTTTACGCGAGCGTAAAGCGGCTTGTTGGTCGGGACGTTCTTGGTCTTGGCCATGGCAACCTCACCGGCGGATAGCCGCCAGTCGTTCTTCGATCTGTTGCTTCAGTTCGTTGTAGTTCTTGGGAGTCTCGGTCAGCCCGTTGGTGTACGCCGTGGTCGAGTCGTGGTTCATCACGTCAATGGCCTCGGGCACTTCCTCTGCGGCAAGCGGGTTGAACTCTGGGTACAGCCCGCCGACCATCTTCAGCGCGGTTTGGGGGTCGCGAGCGACACCCTGCTCCAGCAGGCTGGTGAAGGTCGAGAGTGCGTCCTCGTGGTTGTCGTCCCACAACTGCGGTGCGGTGTTGTCCACCCACTTCACGAGTTCTTCGAGCACCTCTTCGTTGCGCTGCTGCTCCTGCTCAGCGGCAACGCGCTGGGCCTCTGCAAGCTGCTGTCGAAGCTCCTCACGCTCCTGCTCAACGGGCGAGAGGCGCTGGGTGTACTCCTGCTCCATCTGCTCGCGAAGCGTCTTCTCGAAGGCCTCACGGGCTTCTGTGGCCTCCTGAAGCTGACGCCTGAGGTCGTCTGCTTCGCGGAGCGCCTGGGTGCCCAGGTCTTCACCGGTGTCGAGCCAGCGCTTGTAGCGGCCCAACTCGTCTGCAAGAGCTTTCTCGCGGGCCTCGAACGCCTTGCGCTCTTCTGCGATCTCTTGCGTTTTCTTGGTGAAGCCACCTTCGAGGTTCTTGTACTTTCGCTGCATGCCCTCCAGCAGAGGGTTGCGGTACTTCTCGTCGATGGTGTTGAACCACTCCGAGGACTTCAGCGAGTCCAACTCGCCGTTCCACGAGATGCCAGACTCGTCAACGATGCCTGCGTCGTTGGACGCAGGTGCTTCGCTGGCGCTGCTGGTGGAGAGGTCCGCCAGAGACTCCGTGCTGGTAGGCGATGCTTCAGTCGTGGAAGCCGCCTCCGGTGCAGCAGTCGGAGTCTCCGGGGTCGAAGCCTCAGCTACCGGAGCGGTCTGCTCCGGTGCCTCGGCAGCGGGGGTGTTGCTCTCTTCAGTCACAGTCATTCTCCGTTCAAGCCATTCCAGGGCCGCTCATGCCGGGCCCCATGGGGGGTCCGCCCATGTCAGGTCCCATGTCAGGAGCGCCGCCCATGTCGGGAGGACCCATCGGCTGGTTGAGTTCTGCCTTCATGGCCAGGGCAGCCTTCTCGCCCATGCTGACGATGATGTTCTTCAGCATGTCGTAGTTGCCCTTGATCTTCTCTGCCATCTCCTTGGGGGACATGTCAGCAAGCTCGGGCATGCCCATGGCTTCGGCGTACACTGCCTGGGCAGTGATGTCGTCGAGGTCAAGCACGTCGCTGAAGACCTTGACCGGGTCTTCGCCGGCACCCATGTCGGCGTCGGCAGCAGCCATGTCGGCACCAGCCATGTCGGCGTCGGCCTTGGCCATGTCTTCGTCAGCCTTGTCCATGTCCTTGTTGGCGTCGCCCAACTCTTCTGCCGCCATCTCGTTCAGCGTGTCGCCGACGACCTTCATGTCGTCTTCGGTCACTTCGATGTCGGCGGCCTCAGCCTTGGGGGCGTCGTCCTTGGGAGCCTCGTCCTTCTTGGACTTTGCCTTCTTGCGATCCTTGAGTGCCTTTGCGGCGGGAGACATGGCCATGGGAAACCTCAGGTGCTCTTTTGATGGAGTTGGACGGTCTTCTGAATCTTGGTGTTGAGGACAGAGACCTTCTTGGCGGCGGTTGCGCTGTCGACCTTACCACGAAGCAACGCCTGCTTCTGCTTGGTGAGGTCCTCGACGCGCTTCTCCGTAACCGCGTGCATGTCAACGCCTCGCGCCTTTCGTGCGGCAATCGTACGCTGGCGACGCTCGGCGATGCGCTGGTCGATCTGCTGGTCCGTGTAGGAGTCAACGCGGACCCGCTTGCCAGGGTTCTGCTCTTCCAGCTTGCGGCGATACTTCTCGAAGTCGCCGGTGGTCATGGTGCCACCGTCGGTGGTCACCGTGCCGAAGCTGTTGAGCCCAGGTGCCTGACCGCTGTGCCAGGAGATGCGCGTCGGTGCTCCGCAGACAGAGCACGCAGGCGGTCCCTCACTGCGCTTGTAGAGGCTCTGGGTATAGTGGCCGTTGTCGCAGACCAGATCGTGAGAGACGAAGCTCATCGGTTGTCCAGGGTCAAGCCATGGGTGTCAGTGACGTTGTACATGTTGCCGTCGGGGCTTTCAACGAAGACCACGTTCACACCATCTCCTCTCTCGAAGACATGGTAGTTCAAGTCACCAAAATCGTTGGTGACTTCGTAGTGGCTCTGTACGCCGGCTTCTTCGGGCTGAAGCATGTAGCGATTGAAGTCTGCGCTAACCATGTCCTGGTAGGCTTCATCGTTTTGCGCAGCGTAGATCGACTTGTTCAGCGCTTCCTTCGCCTCTCTGTTGGCCTCTGCGGCGCTTCTTCCAAAGTCGCCCGTATCGCCGAAGTCTCCAGTGTCGCCGAAGTCGCCCGTATCGCCGAAGTCACTTGTCTCTACAACGTCGTCTGGCGCTGTGGGCAAGACAGACTCGTTTGGCGTCTTGGTGGGCACAACAGTGACCGTAGGCTTGGTCGCTTCCCGATGACGAGCGTTTAGCGCGTCCTTTTCTTTCTGCGCGTCGAACGGAGCGGCAGGGTCAGGCTGTGTTGCTGCCGGCAAAGGAAACGCCGAGAACGGATCGCGTCGACCACGGATGCGGTCGATCGCACTCTCAGCGTCTTCCTTGGTCTTGTCGACAAGCTCGTTGTACGACTCGACTTTGGTAGCTCGGTCAGCCATGACTACTCTTCGTCTTCCTTCTTGGAGGAGTCGATAATCATCGCCTTTCCAGCCTTTCCTTCCAGCATCTTCGTCACCGCGTCGCGTTCGTCACCCAGAACGCGCTTCAGCGAAGCCATGTTGTCGAAAGCGCCCTTCGGAAGACTCATCTTCTTCTTGGTGGCGATGTTGCGAAGCACCTTCATGGCCGCAGGGTCGTCAGCACGATCCGCGTACATGTCCGCCGCGTTTTCGAGGCGGTTGATGTTCTCCAACTCGATGGACTTTTCCTTCATGCCTTCGAGCTTGTCTACGTACATGTCAGCCATCTTCAACTCCTAACGAGATTTAGATTCTGGGTAGTCCGTGATTACCGTAGGAGATTCCATGGACTCTTGGATTTTGTCCAGCACCGGGGCGGGAAACACGCGCTGCTTTAGAGCCTCGACTTTGTCCTCGTACCGCTCGGGCGTGCGCAGATCAGTTTCGCCGCCTCGGCTCAGCGCGCGCCCGGCCATGTCTACCGGTGTGCCGTAGGACTGATCGAGGTATTCCTTAGACATTCGATCGAAAGTAACGTCAGCGTCCGCACTCCTGAACACTGGGTAACCGTCAGTGTCGGGCATCACGGCGTGAGTCCGCTTGTCAATACCAAAAACGTCGAACGAGGCCGAGGGGAATGTTCTGCGGTATTCGGGGTACGCCGAAAGGGCGTGGGCGCGCTTTAGCAAGTCGTAAAAGTCAGCCGTGAGCCCCTGAGGGTCGTCAGTCCCGCCACGCTGCCGATTACTTTCGACAGCTTGCTGGAATCGATAAAAGTCTTGGCCCAGCCGGTTCTGCTGTTTGAGCAACTCAAAGGTCCTTGGGGAGTACTCAGCGGGCTTTCCCTCGGCACGCAGTCGCTTGTTCTCGTCGAGCATAAACCCCGCCGTGCCAGAATACGGCCCGTATTTAGGGATTAGCGCCGCTTCCCTGCGAAATATCGGCGAGTCTTCGCCCACTTCATCGCGCAGCCAGTCGATGTCTTTCTTGTAGAAATCTTCGTACGTCGGCTTATTTTTGGGCTCAGCCATCTTCAACTCCTACTGGGGCGGGCTCTGGCCCTGCATCTGGGCCAAGCGCTGGATTTCACGAAGTACTTCGGGCGGGAGGTCTTGCATCTCGCCCTGGGCCTGTGACTGCGACTCAGAGCGGCGCTGAGCCTGCTGCTGCCGCTGCTGCTCTTCTTCCTTGACGGCAGCACCGCCCTTGGCGACCTGCTGCTGCTGGGCAGCGGCTGCTTGGGCGGCAGCCATCTGTGCCTGCCGAGCCTGCGCCTCGGGGATGATGAGCCTGTTCGGCAGCCCCAGACCGCTCACAAGCTCTTCAAACAGCTTGAAGGTGTCGATGTTCGGGGCCTGTGCCAGGAGCGGCACCATGGCCTGCAGGGTCTCCAGAAGCACAGCGGGGTTCTTGCGGATGGGGTTGTAGCTCACCATCTCGAAGTCCATGTCCAACTGACGAAGCTGCTGCACGCCGATGTAGTTGAACATGTCGCTGCCCGAGAGCCGAATCATCTTGGGCTTCTTCATGTAGCGCTGCATCAGGTAGAACATCTTCGACGCCGCGTCTTCGAGCGCGGTGTTGAGGTGTCCTTCGCGGGTCGCCAGCCGGGTCCGCATCTGCGCGTCGATGATGGCCATCTCGGTCGCAGTCTTGGCTCCAGCCACCTGACCACGCGCTGCCTCTGCCAGAGCGCTCTGGAAGGCTGCGTCGTTCTCCAGCCGCTGGATGAAGGCAATCACAATCTCGGGCACGTTCGGCCGCGGCATCTCGTAGAAGAGCGCACCGAAGTTGCGCATCTCGTCCACGCCCTCTGCGTCCACAGGAACGAACGAACCGACCATGGCCTCCATGGCCTTGTCGAGCGTCGAACTGTCGATCTTCCCGGCATCGTAAAGAATCTTCGGGACGTTGAGGTAGGTGATGCGCTTCCACAGGGTCAGAAGCTGGTTGATGTTGGTCTGCTGGTCGAGGATCAACTGAACCTCAGACAGACCGGTGCAGTCCACGCCGCTGTGGTTGAGCGAGAACATGCTGAAGGGAACGAAGTCGAGCGTCCCCTTGAACAAGATGTGGTCAGCGCCCATGTGGTAGTGGATGACCTGATTGCTCTCCAGGTCGTAGAACTCGTAGACCAGCACGCGCTTGTTGGTCGTGCTGAACTTGGTCATCGAGGTCTTCTGCACGTCGTCGAGCATCCAGGTCGGGTACGCCTCGGGCTCGATGTCGTCGTGGTGCTCGTACCGACCAGACTTGACCTTGGCCTTGTAGGCGGCCGGAGTGAGCGGACACGCCTGAATCCAGTAGCGGATGTCGTCGTTGTCGCGTGCGTTCAGGTCGAAGAAGACCGACGCGGGATTCGGGTTGCTCAGGATGGGGGCGTCTGCCTTTGCGTCCCAAGACACCTTGAAGATGCCGCGCTTGCAGAGCACTGCGTCCATGAGCGCCAGGGCAGACCGGCGTCGCATGTTCACAGTGCGGAACGCCCACTCCATCAACCCGTTGACAGCGCCGGCCATTTCCTGGCTCTCGGGCGTCTGGGGCATCGCAGCGACCTGCGGGTTGGGTCCGAGCAGACTGCTAATCGCCGTGTCGGTCACGGCGTAAATCATGTTCTTCTGGGCGTACATCGAGGACAGTCGCGCATCGAGGATGGCACCGTTCTTCTCGTAGGTCTCCCAGAAATCACCTCGGTAGTAGGACCGAGCACGATCAAAGTCGTTCTTCTCGTAGTCCTTGTAGTAGGTGAGGTGCTGCTGGATGAGGTCTTTCAGCTTCGCCATGTCAGCCCCTCAGCGACTTCAGTGCGCCTGCAAGATTGTGCAGGCGTGCGGCTTGGTCAGCGTGCATCTGTGAGGCCTTCCGCAACTCTCCGACCATCTCGTCCATCTGCTCGACGGCTTCTTCCGCGATGGTCTCGGTGTGCTCCTCTCGCATCATTTCGCCCGGCCCGTCGTACATGACCTCGTCTTCGTCGTCGTAGAACTCGTGGTCGTACTTCATGCCTTCAGCGCACTCCATGCACCCACAACCACCGTCATGCGAGTCTGGGTCGCTCACGATTTCGAGAATCATGGCATCGGGGCCAAACTTCTCGTAGACGTGCGCGAGCAGGTCTTTCATGTCGATGAGGTTGTTGGGGTGCATGAATCAGTCCTTTTCGACCATTGCGACAGTCTTTTCCTCTTCCAGGACAGGCTGAGGCATCAATGCGTCGCGGCGCTTGCGGAGTGCGGCAGATGGGGTGAACGGCAGCGGCATCTCAGGACGCTTGGCGTTGATTTCAACGTCGCCGTCCATCGGGTTGCGCAAGACTCTCATGGTGGGCATCACCAGAGGTTCGCGTGCCTTGCTCGTCGCAGCTTCTGCGCGCTTCATGAGCAGGTCCTTCTGCTGGTCGTACTCGTTACGATCTTCCAGAAGGGCACCCATTCCGCGA